CGGCAACGTCGTTCTTCGTTCGCCCAGTACTTGTACTCGTCCATAAATTCATCCACCAGTCCCATACGCTCAGTCCTCCTGCTCCATCTTGACCACCTCCAGGTATTTCACGTTCAACACATAGATACTGCCGTCGCTGTCCATCTTCACGTCGGCGATGTAGCCGTGACTGCGGCTAAAACCAAGGGATGTCACGACGCCCGTGCGGCCTTTCTCTGATGCGATATCACAGACCACCCTGTCGCCTGCCTTCATCTGGTGCCACTTCTCATAGCCTTCAAGCAGCCTGGTCCAATCCTCGGCCCAATAGCGCACAGCCTGCCATACGTCACGCTCACTGGCGGCGTCGAATCGGTTCATCCATTCAAACACGGCCTGTCTCACTTCGTCGCGCAGGAAAAGCGTCATCTGATTGAAGGCGGGCTTACTCTCGCCATCCCTGTGTCCGAACAGGCGCACCCTGACGGCTTGCGGCAGGTCGGCGGAGCCGTTCTCCAGTTTTGTTATCTTCACGCGCTCACAGCCTGGTCCGTAGTATTCTTCCAGTGCCATCACCTTTCCAAGCACCGTCATGAGAGAGTCCGTGCCACCGCAGTCCACCATCTGACCTTTCTCATTCATCACATACTCGAAGTCCGAGGTGTTGTCACAGTACACGTAGAGCGTCTGCTCGCTCGTGGTCGAGTCGTTGTTGTCGTAGCGGATTTCCGCCTTGTAAAATGCTTTTGACATAATCGTATCGTTTATTCTTTTGTTCCATTATATCGCTCACTCCTTATTCTTTTTCAACAGCGAATAAAATCCGTCGTAGTAGTTCAGCGGTTCCTCCGGCACGGTATAAGGTCCATAGCCGCCGACCCTCTGAAAGTGCTCCTCGTCTATCGCCTCCCGCGAGAGGATGAAACGGCCCTTCTCCGGGTCTATGATCTCGCCGGTACGGAAGTTGTAGTAGGGTCGGCACAGCCGCGTCACGTCGTTGTCGAGCGGCTGATAGATGGCCTGGTGCAGATACTTGAACCAGCCGGCCTTCATCCTCTCCTGAATGCTCTCGAACATCAGCCGGGCAAACTCCTCGGCTTCGTCCCTGTTCGTGGCAAGGAAGTATATAGACATGTTGTGGTCGAAGGGCGATCGAAGCGTGCCGATACGGTCGCTAAAGACATCCATATCCTCCCTGTCCACGTCCACCCTCCTGATGCCGTCCTTGTCGAACTGTATTGCCTGCCACAGCACGGGCTTCTCCTCAAACGGCCCGCCCAGCGACACCGCCTCGATGGTCAGCCGCCACGGATCTTCCTGCTGCTCCTCGTATGCCTTTGCTTCTTCCCACGTCTCAAAGGCCGCCAGCAGCTTTACATCCTGCGCATCTTCACAGCTCACGTCCAGCACTACGTAAATCTTCTTCTCCATATCGCCATTTGTTGTTTAGGATGTAAATACTACTCTTTCGGGTTCACCAGCTCCCAGTCGTCGGTGAGCATGTCGGTCTGCGAAGCCAGCCATCCGTTGACTATCGTGCCGTCGGCGGCCTTCATGCAGATGTATGACCCGAGAAGACGATGGTGAGTCTCATTGGGATGCGCCTTTACCCACTCCTTGAAGCTCCAGGGCAGCGACTTCACCTGCTCGGTGATCATCTTGTCGGACAGCGCGTCAAGGGGTCGCATGAAGAGGAACATCCCCTTGCCATTCCATCCCTGTCGGCGCACGAGGAAGCCGTTCTTGAGCGAGCCGATGGCCTGTCCGAACGTGCCCTGGCAACCCTCCTGCAGCCGTTCCATCGACTGTGCGCCGCAGACGAAGCACGTCTCCATGTCGCCGCGCGTGAATGACTGGTCGGGAGTGTAGCCCTCCGACTGTTTCTGATTCTCTACTGCCGAGATGTACTGCTCGGCCATCTGGTCATGATTCTGTTGTTCCATAATCGTTTTGTTTTATTGGGGTTGATACTAAAGTGATTTCACAAACTCGTCGATGTTCTTTATCTCCTTCTCCACGAGGCCGGCCATGAGGGCGTTGAAGGTGTCGCTCTGGATGTCGGCCTCCTTCTGCTTGCGCCCGTCGGCGGCGTAGTTGGTAGGCACGGTGACGGTCACGATGGCCTGGCTTGGGTAGCTGCTCAGCAGGTTGTAGAGTGCCTGAAGCTCGCGGCGCTTGCGGGCCATGCGCTCCGCCGCTTCAAGATTCTTGGGTTCCATATTGCTCATTCCTCCCTATTGTTATTCTTCACGCACAGCCTGACGATAGCCTCGGTCAATACGTCGCCGTTGTCGCGGGCCATCTGGTCGAGTTTCTCCACGTCAAACTCCTCGGCAGAGAACTTGAACTGAATCCAGTTCGGTTCAAACTCGCGGTAGTCGAGGTATGTCTTCGGCTCGTCTGTTTCGAGGATGTACTTCACCATGCGCAGCAAACGCTCACCTGCAGGTTTCGATTCCACAAAGCCACTGACATCATACGAGCTGGCTCCACGACTCTTCCAATACTCGCCGCCGCCTTCCGGACGCTTGTCCTTCGGGTCGAAGCGCACAATGTCACTGTCGAAATACTCTATACGCACCGATACGCCCTTATTCCCGAAACCGAGACTGCCGGTAAAAGGACGATACCTGCGGTTTTTGTTCTCGATATAGAAGGGCACATCTTTGGGATCAACATGGTTTATCCCGCAAGTGTGCATCCAGTCTTGCACCCACTTTATCAGGTCGTGAAGGGTGATTACTTCTTGTTCATTCATACTTTTATTCCTCCAACTTTTTGATTTTATCAATAGCACTTGCCACCTCCAGCCAACTGCGGTTGTATGCCTGTTGCTTGTATCTGATGGCTTCGCGCTCCATCTCAAACTTATGTTCGTTCATGTATGCCATCTGCCGATAGCACTCATTCTCGTAGTCCTGCAACGTCTTGACGAGGTTGGTCAGGATGGTTTCTTCTTTCTCGGTCATCGGTCAGTCCTCCTTCTTTGGATATTCAATAATCAGGCAGCCCGGTGTTTCCGTCCGTTTGCCTTTGTCCCATCGGTTCTTGAAGAACTCGCGGCCCCAGCCTGTGCCTTGCGGAAAGTAGCAGTTGCACATCCAGTACACGTTACCATGGTCGATGAAGTCCAGCCGATAGTCAATGTAGTCAATGAGCACCGTCTTGATGTGGTCAATCAGTTTTGCGGGATATTCTATCTTGATGATGTTCTCTGCCAGCATCGTGATGGTCGTTCCCTCAGTCACCTTCCTTATGTGTTCCTTGGCATCCTCTGTGAGTCCGTCCGTATCAGGTGCCTTGAACGTCAGTTTTCTTGGGTATTCGTTGTTTGCCATAGCTCAGTCCTCCTTTGCTCAGAATAATATTTTTTTATTGTTGCGCTGGTACTGCAAATTCCAATTCCTCAGAACGCTCAATCTCATAATGGAGACAAAACCTCCCGTCTGAGTACCGTGCGCAAAAGCCACCGTAGCGAATCTCCAGTTCTTTCCCGCAGTTCTCTTCTTTCTGCAGACTGTCGTACAGAGACTCCAGTAGTTGCTCACACCGCACCACCATGTCGTATATCGACGGGACCTCATTGCGCCCGTCCTCGCACAGCCATTTCGCGTCGGTCTGTTTCATCACCCGCTGCACCTTTGCGAAGTCGAACCCACGAAGGATGCTGACCAGCCTTTTCTTGTCTATCAGTTGTGCCATCGTTCAGTCCTCCTTCTTCTCTTCATTCGCTTTCTTGGCAAATGCCATTAGCCGTGCCTGGTAAACGTCTTTGTCCTTGATGAACTGCACGTAGTCGAAATCGAGGCGGTAGAAAGCGCAAATGTAGTAGCAATTCTCGTAGCCTTTCAGCTCTTCCTGAAGCATCAGCAGCGTCAGCACATAGTCGTTGCCGATGAAATGTCTGTTGACCACCCTTACGATGTCGTCGACATGGTACTTATACATCCACCTGTCCTCTTGCTCGTCGCGCTCCCAGCTCTTGACATTATCAGTCCCGATTTCACGAATCAGTCCGAGCAGGAAGTTCGCATGGTCGTGCTTGATGATGTACTTGCCAAGACGGAACCACGATGTAAGGTTCTGACAGGCATAGGCGTGCTGCCCCCCAATCTTTTCTGCAGACTTCGACGACAGGATTCTGCGCCCGCCGTAATCTGACTTGTTCCATTCCTGGATAAAAATCTCTGCCATACGCTCTCGTCAGTTAATCCTTATTCCTAAGTCACATTCGCCAGTAAACACGCTGGATATAGAGTTGTGCGAACACTCGGAGCATATATCTCCGTCTTCGTCGGGGAAGGGACAGCCGAGCGATGCAAGGTCTTTGCGCTCGATACCTGGGTACGGGTCAAAACCCTTAGTGTTGATACAATGCTGGGTTGCAGGATGGTTGGCAATCTCCGCGTTGGCACAATGGCTGCACAGCTGGTGGGTATCATCTACCCACCAGCAGTTACCATATTCTGGATTGTGGCACGGGTCGTTGTCCGTGCATCCACATACTTTACATACTCCGTAAGGCATAGTCGTCTCGAATTATATTTAACTTTTAATGATTATTGTTTCTCCAACTTAAACCGATAGCAGCGGGATTGCTGCCAGTGGGTCTTGCACCACGCGGCGTTGCTCGTCGTGCCGAAGCGGTGGTGGCAGCGGGCGCACGAGGGACCGGTGAACTCCGGCTGGCGCGGGCTTACGGGGCGATGGAAGTCAGCGTAGGGATTCGTCAGCACATGGACGGTCTCGCCCGGCTGAGCCGCCATCGGCAGCGCCACGTATTCGCCCGTCTCGAAGGCCCCCGCGAGGTAGCGCTCCTCAATCTCGTCGTTGAAGGCACTGCCGCTCTTGGGGTGAGCCGTGGTCAGCACCATGTCGCGCTCAGCATCGTAACCACGAATCTCAAAGAAGTCGATGTTACTGCTGAACGTCGGACGGAACCTGCGGCCTTTCAGGTCGGCATACTGTGCAGCCTTCCATTCTCGGCGGAATCGCTCCGTGACTTCCTTGTCCTCCATCTTGTCAATGTCAATCTCCGGCACGTCGGCCACCTGGCGCACGTTTAGGCTGTCAAGCAGCCCTGCGGCAAGCGCCTGCTCCTGTATGCGCCCCAGCCGCCCGAAGCCGTCGAGCTGTATTATGTTCTTTGCCATCGTTCAGTCCTCCTTACTTATGATTTCTCTTACATCTTCCTGGTCGAAGCGGAAGTCCATGCAATAGCGCTGCAGGCAGCAGCAGACTTTCTCCACGCCAACAGACTCGTAGTATTCTGCGACATGATAGAGGTCTGGGATGGTAAGGGGGTCGAACTGTTCCTTGTGCTCCTTGATGCGGTGGATGGCATTGTAGCGATGCAGCCCGATTTCACCCATTGTCAGGCCGTAGTCCAGCCAACCTTTTTTCTGGCTTTCCTCTTCGATGCCGGGAGGCAGGGGCTGTTCCTGCTGCATACTTTCGACAAAGTGTAAAACTTTGTTGAGCCCGTGAAAATAGTAGTGCAGGTGCTGCTTTTCGTCCTCGGTAAACGTGAGAGGCCATTCGTGTCTTAACCGTTCTATGTAGGCCTTGATTTTATCTGCGTCAATGTACTTCATTCTCTTTTCTTCTGTTTTCATATCGCTCTTATTCTAATGCTTTTAATAATTTCTCTGCGCTCTCCCTGTCACCGAAGCCTTTGACGTCAACCCACTTGTCGGTGAAGAATCCCTCCTGCAGCACCTGTACGAAGTAGCCGTCGTAGGGGATGCAGCCACCGCCGGGGTAGCAAGGGTATCGGTGTTCAATCCTGTATCGGGGCATAGCTCAGTCCACTCCTTTATTCCAAAGTCTGTCCCACCAGTTGCGCTTCATCAGGCGGTCGATGCGCCCGAGCGAACTGTCAAGATGCTCCTGGCTACGCTTCAACTGCTCTTTCAGTTCTGAGATTTCCTGCCGCTCCTGGCTCTGGATGCGGTTGGCCATGTCCTTATAGAACTGGCTCTTGGCCTCCTGCTCAATATCGTCGAAATTCAGGAACTCGTACTCCTCAGTGCATGAGTCCAATGCGTGTTAGTTGAACGCCTTCCACGGGTTGCGCGTTATCGTCACCGTCTTCTTGATAACCCTCAGACGACCATCCTCTGCTTTTTCTTCGATGGCCTCCGAAAGGTTCCTGTTCTCACTCTCCAATTGTTTTACTCTGTCTCTGAGCGCATCATAATCACTCAGTTCAATGTTTAATATTGGCATAGTTCAGTCCTCCTTATTTTTACTCTTTTCTATCATCCCGTCCACGATGTCACGGATGGTCTGCGGTATCTGCTCTATTTCCTGCCGCATGCCGTCGAAGCCGTCGGCGGCATAGCCTATGCGGTAGATGCCGTAAAGCAAGGCGAGCTTCATGGGCAGCGGCTCGTTGAAGAAGCTGTTCAGCCACATGGCGGCACTGTACTTCAGGCAGTCGTTTTCGTGCTGATAGAGCTGGTGATCGGCGGCACCCTTGTTGTCGCGGTCAAACTCCTGCTCCACGGTCTCTCGGTAGTTCACCCAGTACTTGCGGAACAGCTCGTCGACTGTCAGCCCGCTGCGGTTGGCTATGCGGCCTTCCACTTCGCGCAGGAACTCGTCGGCGTGGGTGGAACCGAAGTTAACGATTTTCTCCCAGCTCATAATGATTCGCGCCAGCTGCTCCAGATCGCTGGCCGACGTGGACCGGACCCGTTTGTAATGGAACCGCTTGCCGCCGAACACCTTGCCACCGACCTTCATCAGAAACTGTACATCGACGTAGCGGACGGTGCAGTCCTTCAGACTCAGCTCGCCCACCTTTATAGCTCGCTTGCGGTTCTTGCGGTCTCGTTGTTTCTTTGTCATATTGCTCTTTGCATAATTAGTTCAAACTCGTAGGCCACGACCCAGGGATTGCTCTTCCATGTGCCGCGCCCGCTGATGCGGTCGATGAGGGCGGCGAAGGCTTCGCGTGGGGTGTCGAAGCAGACGTTGCTCTTACCGCCGCGCTCCATGATGCCGCTCACGATGTAGCAGTCCATCCACTTCTCCACTCCCTCCTTCAGACAGTCCTCGTCGCTGATGTCCTGCAGCCGCTCGAACCACAGGTCTGTGATGCGGATGCGGTGGGGCATGAGGTCGGCGCGGACGAACATCTTATTACGGTAGCCCGGTGATTTCAGCATTTCCTGATGGCGCTTGTGCCCGTCTTTTCTCGGCTGCCCGTCGCCGTCGTAGGCGTTGAAGGTCAGCACGTCGTCGTTTCCGTACCGCTGCGCCACGGCCACCATGTCGCCCACCTCGAAGGGCAGGGGCAGTTGGCCGAGCTCATGTCCGTCTGCATCGCACACCACGCAGTCGTACCAGATGTCGCTGCCCAGTCGCTTGTGGAACTCCAGGCACGTGTCCTCGCAGCCCTTGAAGCGGCGCGGCCCCTTCACGATGTGTCGCGTTATCGTCTTGCGTCCGGAGATCACGGCCTCGGTCAGTCCGTAGCGGTCATTGAACATTATCTTCTTCATCGCTCAGTCCTCCTTATTCTTCTATTGTCACTTCGTAGGTCTTGATATTCACACCGTTCTTAACTTCGGCGCTGACTTGCGTCACGTCAACGTAGACAGGATGAACGCATTCGAGCGGGTGAACTGGCTCGTCGGGGGACATGGGTGTCACAACCCGTCCGATGGTGGCGTCGCCGTGTTCACGAAGTGCCTGTCCGATACGACCGTACAGGTCGCTGAGCATCATTAGATGTTTTCTTGCCATATTCATTCCTCCCATAGCTTTGTTCCGTCGAGCGTGGTGCGTCGGCCCAGCACTTCGACGATGTATTTCTTGCCTTTCTCCGCTCCCCATTCCTCACGGCCCTCGCGGTACTCGATGGCTTTCAACTCGAAGGTCATGCGGCGCGACTCATCGTCCTTCTTCGGGTAGCCGAGGGAGAACTGGACGTGGGTGTAACCAAACTTATTTATATCACTGTAGCCATTGCGATATGAAAACAAAAGTTTTTCATATCCTACAAACCGCTTGCACCAAAATGGTGTTTCCTCTCGGTACTCCTCCGTCTTGATGCCAACCTCTATCATTCTGTACCACTTAGCCTTCAGTGGCTGGTGCAGTATCTTGATTGGTTTCTGTTCCATAGGTTCTATTTGTTTGATTCCGTTTCCTTGTTCAGTGCCATAAGCCAGATCTGTTTTTACACCGCCTCGGCGCGGACTCTCTGCAAGCGGTGGGAGAGGGCTTCGCAGAGTACGCGGCTCATATTGACCTCGACGGCGTTACCGATGAACTTCTTCTGTTCTGCCTGCGTGCCGATGAGGATATAGTCTTCGGGGAAGCCCATGATGCGCTTCAGTTCGATAATCTTCAGCATGCGCATCTTGATGTCGATGATGCCGTAGACCGCCATGAACTCCTTAATTTTGCGCATCATCGGCGTGTCGTCGTCGAAGATCTTGATGCCCACGCCCTGCTCGGTGCTGACCAGGTAGGGTGGCATCTTGTCCATGCGGGCGATGAGCGTGAAGCAGGGGTTGTCGATGCTGCCGCCGTCGCTCTTGAACGAATAGGGGTTCATCAGGTACTGGGCCGACACAAGCTTCTGCTTGGGCGTGGTGAGCACAGCCGGATTCGGCTGATTGATATCCGAGAGTTGACCGCCGCCACTATACTCGTTGGCGATGAACTGGCAGTTGACAATGCCTATTCTGTCCTTCGTCGTGACCGTCGGGGCGGGTTCGTCCACGCTCGAATTGAAGCCATTACCATAGTACGCTGTGATGAAGGCATGATGATCCACGGTGGTCACGGTGCCTGCGGGCTGGTCGATGCCCACGTTCTTCGACATGGGGTCGCCGCTGAACTGCTTGGAGAGGAACTGGGCCTTGACCACGCCGATGGCATTGCGGCATGGAAGGGTGGGGCAGGGCTCGTCAACCGACGGCGCACGATAAAACCCGTCCTTCATCGAGTTCCACTTCACCAGGAAGTTCTCCTTACCTCCCGCCACGAACTTCACCAGTCCTGCATAGATGCGTTCCAGTGTCTTCTCGCAGAGCGGCTTCTTCTTGGTGAAGATGCTGCCGCCCTCGTCTCCGAGGTCGAGCACTTCGCGCACGGGGCGCCATGGCTGGTACTGGTTAGGGAAGAGGTTGCCGACGACCTGTGACTGGAAGGCAATGTCGGCCTTGGCGTGCGTCTGCTGCGGGAAGGCGATGGGCAGTCCCTTGCGGGCGAACTGTCCGAAGAACCGCTTGCGCGAGGTGTAGGCTCCGAAGTCAGCAGCGTTCAGCAGGTGCCAGTCGTAGTCGTAGCCGTACTGACAGACGTTCCTTACCCAGCGCATGTACGACGATCCCTTGTGCTTGGATATGGGATGGCCGTTCTCGTCGAGTTCACCCCAGCACATGAACTCCTCCACATTCTCAATCTGGATGTAGTCTGGACGCAGGGACTCGATGTAGCGGAACAGGTGCTCTGCCAGCGTTCGGCTGTCGGCATCACGGGGCTGACCTCCCTTGGCGCGGCTGAAGTTCGTACATTCCAGACTGGCCCAGAGTACGATGTAGTCATCCGGGTACTCTGTGCGTGTACGGTTCACCAGTTCCACCATTGGTGTCAGGTCCAGCGTGCGGATGTCCTCGGTGAAGTGGAGCGCGTCGGGGTGGTTGGCCTTGTGCGAGAGGATAGCATTCCTGTCGTGGTTGACGCAGGCAATCACCTTGGCGCACTTCTCGTCGTTCACCCGTGCATACTCCACGCCACTGGTCGTACCGCCAGCGCCGCAGAAGAGGTCGATGTATCGCAGGTTTATCATAGGTTATATTTTTAAAGTCCGTTCACGATGGGATTATCCAGCAGTTGCATCTCCTTCGGGAAGCGACGCTCGAAGTTCCTATAGAGTTGGCAACCCTTGCATGGGCGGCTCGCCTGCATCTTGCGGAAGGCTTCCGTCACGCCGTCGCTGACGTGGGCGACCTTCTGACACAGCCACGACTCCGACATGTGGATGCCTCCGTCGGGGTCGATGAGCGGACGGCAGAACTTGCCGGCCTGTGCCGTCATCGAGAGGAAGTGCTGCATGGAGCGGGCCTGCACGGCTATCAGGTGACTGTTGATGCAGGATGGTACATGGTCGCTCTCGCGCACCTCGTCCTGACAGTTCTTTCGGGCACGGCCCAGATCCTGCATAAAGATGGGCGACCCGAAGTCCGGCCCGCAGCCGATGCTACGGAACTGCTGCTCATGGGCAACCGTCCATTCGTGATCCTGGTAATACTTGGGGTGCGAGTACACCTGCACCTTCAGCCGGCCTCGCGACTCGCGGATAAGGCGGGACATCTTCAGCCGCTCCTTCTGGTCCTCTATCCATGCGCCGTTGGTGAGGACGGTGACGATAGACTTCTGCGACAGGCGCAGCAGTTCCTTCACCATCTCCGCCCAGAGCGGATGCTCAGTGGGCTCGCCGCCCGACACGTTGACAATCCAGGGACCGGCCTCGCGGCAGAAGTCGAGCACCTGTCCGAAGGTCTCTTCGCTCATGTGCCTGCCCTGCGGGTCAGAGTCCTGCAGGCAATGCGGGCACATCATGTGGCATCGGTTTGTAATCTGTATCAGCATAGATTCGTTTCTATTACCTTATATTATATATACACAAACAGGCACCGCACTTAGAGTTGTCAGGTTCAGTGTGCTGAGACCCGGAGGCATTGCTGCTACTCCACTCGTCGGTGCGGTGCGCTGTTGAACGTATTTCTAAATTTATGGCACTAAAAAAGGCCGCTGTGAAAGGCGGCATCTGATCCGCACACTTGATTTGACGGTGCAAAGATACAAATAAATCCGTAAAAGTCGAACAATTTTAGGACTTTTTTCTAAAAATTATTATATCAAGTCCTAAAATTATTGTGCTTCGCTCTGCTCTGCACCCACAAAAAACAAAGCACGGTGGCGCATCTCTGCGGCCCGTGCTTTCGTAAAAATCAAACTAAACGAATCTGTCAACGAAGTTAAAATGGTCACGCCCCCTGCCCTGCCACCGTTTCGACCATACCCGTCGGGTTGCGGTCCAAGGTCGTGAAACTCATCTGACGTATGGCTGGCTCCAGATGCGAGTCGAACCTGTTGAACGCGAAGACATCCATCAGGAAGCGGAGGTACATGCGCTGCCGCACGTTGAGCAGCTGCTGCTTCATCAGGCGTATCTCGCGCAATGCTGTTCCGCCGTTAGAGGCGCTGACCATCGGCACACCGATGTCGCGGGGGTCAACACCGAAGGCGAGGAACATGGGCGAGGTGGAGAGTTCCAGCTCCTCCTTGCCAGCCTTCACAGCGTCGTTGGTGGCTTCTTTGATATCGACCACCTCCACGTTGTGATGCTCCTTGCCGTCTGGACCAATCCACATGAATTGGCGCATGGTCTTGCCCATATTCTCGCGCCGCTGCAGGAAGTCCTCTACATTCTGGTCCAGTTGGTCGATAAATTCCTGCTGTTTATCCTTGTCGCCAGCGATGCCTTCATCAGCAAAGCACATCTGCAAGTAATCAAGACTGATGTACAGCACTCTCGACCAGGTGGTGTTGTTCTCGCGCTGCTTCGCCTTGTCGTAGAGAATGGTGCTGGAGAAGTCATAAGCCTTGGATGTAAAGATACTCCACCAGTCGGGCTGCTGATAGTAGTTCTTGTTGCCGTAATACACGGGACAGACGGCCCACGTCGGACGGGCATTGATGCGTGTGCGCTGATTCGACGAGACGAGGTAGCGCATGTCGCCGACGCGGGCGGTGGCCTCGCAGACGGGGTACATCGTCACCTTGTCGTCGTTGGTCCCGATGGTGTGGTGCTCGCCGATACCCTTCGCTCTGAAGCGTTCACCGAAATAAACGTGTTGATGGTGTCTATATTCCGACATCGCCTCATAGCGCACGCCATCTATGATTCTCAGTTGGCCTATCTTTACGATGCGTGGGTCCCAGCGGCCACGGCGGCCGCGCTCAAAGCCGACGGTGGGGAAGAAGAGGTCGTAGTACATGAAGTCGAGCATGCACTGCGAGAGGTGCAGGTCGAGGTTGTTCTCCTCCAGGAACTGCTTCACGCCAGGCACGTGGCGCTCCATGCCGCCGTCGTCGGTCTCGTCGTAGCCCTCCCACGTGCGTTCCCACTCATAGTAGGCCTGCTCCCAGTAGTCGGGGCCGATGCCCTGCAGCCGCTTCTTCGGACGGTTCTCGGGGGCTATCTCGGTGATGGGCTTCAGCGGATCCTCACCGGGGGCGGCAGCGGGGTCGATGGCCATGTCGCCGCCGTACTCGTCCTGCTGCTCTCCCTTGCGGGTCTGCTCGTAGCGCAGCCGCAGGTTGAAACCTGCGTGCTGGAATTCGCAGTAGGTGTCGTCCTCGAAGTGGTACATCAGCCTTACGCCCAGTCCCGTGGCCAGGTCGGCCAGGTAGCGCAGCGGTGCGGCGGTGTAGGGGCTTGCCTTCGCCAGCGAGTAGATAACACCGGGCAGATTGTCCTTCGGTCCCCACTTGATGTAGCCGCGTCCGAGCGGCTTGCCGTCGGGTCCGCTGACGGGTGTCGGCTGGGAGTCGGTGCTGTCGAAGCTCCATGCCACCTGCGACAGCGGGCCGTTGCTCAGCGTGCCGCAGCTCATGCCGGAGGCCATCGACTGTGCCTCACCCTTCGACGGATCGCGGTCGCCAAGTGAGAGCGAGCGCACCAGTCCTGGCTTCAGGGCGTCGAGTGCCACGAACCCGCGCTCCCGCATCGAACGGTCGAGCTTCTGATATTCTGAAAAGGTTTTCGGGCGGTGGATAATGCTGCCCGAACTCATGCCTTTGTTGTCCTTGTGCTTAGCCATATTTCTGTGTCGGATTTTTGAGAGGAAGATAGGGGCGAAAGGGCTGGAAATCAAGGGCAGTGCGAGCCGAGAGCAGAGATGCAAGCCGCGCTTGCAATCTATGCCGAAAGGCTACGGGTAGGCGACGGAACGTCGGGAATGGCGAAGCCTGCACTCGGCGAAGCCAAGGGCAGGAGAAGTGCCGCCATACCCTACCTCGGTATCACCAAGATGTTTGAGAACCGTCCCCTGAGTGCGCCGCCAATCTTTGTCTCCGCCCCCTCCCTGATGCCAATCACCAAATCGTCGAAGGCATCGGAAATGTCGCTACGACTGGCCCTTGGCCCCGCAACACCCTCTTCGCTCTGGTACTTCTCTAAGTGCTTGTCCTTCTTGAAACTGCCGGGCAGCACGGCTGTCGTTTCCAGACTTTCCATGAGATTATCGCACCGACCTTCACGGTTGATGAAAATGCTGGGCGTGGCGGTGAACGACAGCATATCGTTAATCAGCTGGTACTTGCGTTCGTGCCGCCATACGGGGAACTCGGCAGCCGTGACAGTCCAGCCGTACTGCTCCAGCTCGCGGATGACCACGCGGTCGAAACGGGAGTCCTCGCTGCCCTCCACAGCGTATGCGGTTGCGCCGCCCTGCTTTACGGTCGGCGTGTAGTAGAAGATGACTTGTGCGCCGCCGGTCTTGCCGTGGTTGCGACGCAGGTAGGGGCGGTAGTATTGCGTGAACTGCTTGACCAATCCCATCAGTCGGACGGGTGCCTGTACCCAGAACTCCTTCAGTATCATTATCGACGGCTTGCCCTGATACATACGGGTCTGAGCCACGATGAGGAAATTGGTGGTAGTGCCGGCGTCGATGGCTATGCGCAGCGGCTCTGAGTAGTCGAGGTCGAGGTCGAGCGAGCAGTCTTCTCCGGCCAGCTGCATCTCGTCGAGGTCGAGCGTCTCGGTCTCGTAGTCGGTGGGCCAGTTCTGTCCGTCGAGTGTGCGGCCCTTTACCTTATGCAGAAAACGGTCTTTCACCAGCGTCTCGCAGTCGGCACTGATGTAGGTATTGGTCTCTTCCGAATAGTTGCAGTAGAAGCCGTCTTTCAGCGCGGTCTCCATGATGCCCAGTATCTGCACGTTGAACATACGCTCGGTAAGGCTGCGCTGCATGTCGCGGACCCACGACTGGCCCCCCAGCATAGCGGCATTCTCAATGCTGCTCCAGTTCCAGAAGGTCTCTGATTCGTGACGCAGGCGGTGGAGCTTCTTCAGGAACATCTCGTTCTTTGCCAGTTCCACGGCCATGCGGGGATTGGTCTTTTCAAGATATTTCAGTTCGGCCAGCATGTCGGCTATCTGCTCGTTCACGCAGCGCACCTCGTCCTCGTGCTGCCGCTGCTCCTCCTTCTCCCATTCCCGTTGGCGGTTGGTCAGGCCCGCGTCGCTACAAAAGAGGCGGCTCTTATAGTAAGGGTTCATCATCGGGTCGGTGCCGTAGCCCCACATCTTCTTCTCCACCTTGCGGGCGGCAGCCGGTATGAACTCGCCGCGCAGGGTGGGTATCACCTCTTCCTTGACGCGCCCCCATGGCTGATACTTCGTCTCGTCGTCGAGCAGAAACGACAGGTTCAGGCCGTTGGCACTGCCCGGGACGGCCATGCTCAGGAGCTGAACGGCAGCGCCATTCTGAAATGATACTACGTTTTCCCAGTTCCTCGGCTCGGCAAACGGAGTGTCCCAGTGCAGTCGTGCCGGCGGTCGCCCGAAAAACCAGAACACCTCCTTCTGATATCCCAGTCCGTTGACCACCTTCATCACGTTGGGCATCGTGCGGGTATATACCTGCTTGGCACTGGCACCTACAAAACCGCCGAGGTGGCGGCGCAGGCCAAGCACGCACTTCATCAGGTGCAGGCCGATGAACGACGACTTACCGAAGCCACGGGCGGCACGTATATAGGTGATACGGCTCTGCCAGTTATACATCTCCAGCTGTGCCCGGTGCAGGTAAATCTTATGCACACCGTCGCCCATCAGGTCTATCTCGCCGCCGCGCTGGGGTACAGGTTCCTTCACGTCGGGCAGCATCCTCGACTCAAACTGGTCGCTGCTTTTGTTGGGGTCAGTGCCTAATCTACTCATCTGGGTCTATGGTTTCCATGTTGCTATTGTCGATGTCCGTTCCCCGTCGTGCCATCATGGCATCTACGCGCTCGTCCACCATCGTGCGCTTCTCGTCGATGTATGCACCGTATTTTTTCAGGATAAGCCGCGCCTGCTCATCGTTCACGTCCTCCTTCGTGGGGTCAACCTCGCTGGCCACGGTTGTCACCACCGGCGGCAGGAACACCGTCTTGGCCATGTCTATCTGTTCATTCTCCGGCTTGTCCAGCCCAGCCACCTCATACAGCCGTTTCGAGCCTTTGTCGAGTGCCATCACGTTGTCGGTCTCCAGTCCGATGCGTATCAACTTCTCGGCGGCGTGGCGCACCTTCAACTCGTCCTGGCGGCGCGAGCCCGACTGTATGTGGTCGATTACGAAGTCGAACAGCATCTTGTCCTTCTGTGCCGCCACGGTGACGGCTGCCGCGTCGCTGTAGCTTCCCGTCTGCTTCACCAGTTGGCGCAGCATCTGGTAGGCGTCGAGCATCGGGTCCTTAATCCAAACCCAGTACACATGTGCCACGCGGGCCAGCCGGTCCTTATGCTCTCGTCGCATATCGAGGTCCTTGATGGGCACTCCGCTCTGGAAGTGCAGCAGTGCCCCGGACATCAGCGATTGCGACATTCCTGTTTCTCTTGCCATAGCCTATATCATTCTATATTCCGTCTTGGCATCAAAACTCGGACAATCCTTGATCCACTCACTTGGCTCTATCGTGCCGTTGCCGTTCCTGTCGGGCGAGAAGTCGCGGTGTCCCTGTATCTTTGCATAAGGGTAGAATCTGCGCAGGGCCATGAGCAGACTGAGCAGTGCAGCCTTCTGTGCCTTGGTGCGCGTGTCCTTCGCCTTCAGTCTGTTGTAGGGTACGCCCGGACGGTTCTCCAGACCGCCGACATACGAGATACCTATCGAGTTGGAGTTATAGCCGCTGACGTGCGCCCCCGCCACATCCACGTCGCGTCCCAGGTGTACCCGCCCGTCGAGCGTCACCACATAGTGATAGCCGATATCGCTCCACCCCTGCGCCTTGTGGACGGCGCGTATCTGTTCCACGGTCATCACCTGCCTCTCGCGGGTTGCCGTACAATGCACGGCGATGTAGTCGATACGTCGGCGCGATTTCTTCAGTACGATGCCGTTAGGCCCCTCTATCGTCGATGCCTTTGCCGATGGTGTCACCGCCTGCGCCGTCGCCTGCAGCCCCATCTTCGCCAACGTCTTCACGCCCACGATGCCGTCGGCTGTCAGTCCGTGAGCCGCCTGCCAGCGGCGCACACATTCGGTCGTCACTGCGCCCCAGATACCGTCAGGGTAAGCCCCCACCACCTTCTGTATCTGTTTCACTATCGCTCCCTTCGAGCCTTGTCTGTAAGTCGTTGCCATAGTCTCGTTTTCGTTTTTGTGTTTATGTTGTTCTACCTATTATATATAATGAGCATCCAAAAGACAAGGGCAGGAGGCTACAGAGAATGAAAGAAAAAGATACCGACGAAAAATTTTTCTGCCAAAATGCTTGCACGGTTCAGAAATTATGCTTATCTTTGCAACGTCAAAAATCATTCAGGCGGCACGAAGTGAGCCGCCGACGAAGCGGCATTTTTTGTGCCCGTACCGCTGAGGTACATCTTAGAAAAGAAAATTCGACCACGCCGGGTGGGGTATCGGACAACGACCCCAAAGGTCTTCGCCTGAATGAACCTTGACAGCCCGTAGCGTGGTTTTTAATTGTCAAAAAATTCAGGTATTATGAAACGAATCAAAACCCCGCAGTCGCAGGGACGCGACTACAAGCAGATGCTGAAGGACTACTTCGGCAAGTTCCTCTATGGCCTTCAGGTGGAGCAAGACGGAGGCCGCGTGCTGGTGCAAATCGTCTATTACGACTTCAAGCACATCAGCACCGTGCGCCGCGAACTGGCACAGATGATGCCGGAGGTGGAATTTACAAAACTGAAGCGCGACTTCACTGAGGATGCCGAATTATGGGCCCTGCGCCAACTCTATAACGGAGAGCGCGAAGACAGCAAGAACACTCCGATCATCTACGTGCAGCGGGGCGACGCCCTTGTCAAGTCGTCGCTGCGCAACATCGCCCGCTCAGAACTGAGCCAACTCGAAATCGAAGACGACGAAATCACTTACCCAGACAACAGCCTGTTGCACTGCTTCCGCAAGTTCAGCGACAATCAGTTGGAGGAAAACTCATGGGATTAATAAAGGAGGACTGACGTATGAAACTAATCAAGATATATAAGTGGAAAATCTTCGGCTGGTGCGTGTTGGTCAGCCGGAAGAACATCCGGTACTTCCCCTCCTCGCGCCACGACTCCGTGACGGCTCGCACCATGCACAACCTGCGCAATCAGCGATACAACAAGCATAAGGGCTGCTGCGAGTTGTGCGGCGAGCAATACCCCAAGGAGTCGATGCAGATGCACCACGTGCTACCCTACGCCATCTTCCCACGACTCATCCGCAAGAAGTGGAACCTCATGATGCTCTGCCCCCGCTGCCATTTCCTCGTCCACCACGACATACCCATGCAGATGAATTTGATGCAGCGCATGGCCTACCGGCACGGTGTCAATTTGGAACAAGGTTATCACCGCTCCTCCGTCGGATTCTGGAACAAGAAGCAGGAGATCAGAGAAGCAATGAAGAAAGAACAATAAACAACGAAACGCTTATGCTACGCGCTTACAAATACCGCATCTATCCCACCGACGAGCAAAAAGTGATGCTCGCCAAGACCTTCGGCTGCTGCCGGTATGTGTATAACTGGGCACTGGAGATGAGGGAGACGCTGTATTGGAAACACCATACCAGCGTGTCGGAGTACGACATGAACGCGCTGGTGCGTAGTGAACTGCGAGAACATGCACCGTGGCTGACGGAGGTGAGTTCAAAGGCTATCGAGTTCACCATGGCCGACCTCTACGACGGCTATGACAACTACTTTGAAGGCAGGGCAGAGAAGCCTGTCAAGCGACGCAAGCATGACCGCCAGCACTACCACACGCGGGGCAGCATCAAGGTGAACTTCAAGCGCGGACTGCTCACCATCCCTGGAATCAAAGACATCCCGTGCTTGTTCCACCGCCGCTTCAATACCAAGGAATGCAAAATCAAGCAGGTGGGCATAGAGCTGTTGAAGTCGGGTGTCTATCATGCCAGCATCCTTGTGGACGATGGAAAGCCCGTGCCCACGAAAGCACTCATCGACCCCGACAAGACCATCGGCATAGACACAGGGCTGAAGCACTACGTGGTGACGAGCGACGGCCTGACCGACGAGCCAATGCACTACGGCAAGGAGCAGAAGCGCAAGATGAAACTCCTGCAGCGAAGACTGAGCAAGAAGGAGATTGGCAGCCGCCAGTTCCGGGTGCTGAAGCGGCGCATAGCCCGGCTGCATCAGCACATTGCCAACAAGCGCCGTGACCATATACACAAGCTGACACACTATCTCGCCTACGAGAACCAAGCGACGACGATCTGTGTGGAGGACTTGAACGTGAAGGGAATGGTGAAGAACAAACACCTGGCCTACGACCTGCAGGATGCCAGCATCGGCGAGTTCTACCGTCAGCTGGAGTACAAATGCAAGTGGGCAGGGAAGAACTACATCAAGATTGACCGCTTTGCACCGTCGTCAAAGACGTGCAGCCACTGCGGTTATGTCTATCGGCAGCTGACATTGAAGGACAGGGAGTGGACGTGCCCCGTGTGCGGCACCCACCACGACCGCGACTTCAATGCAGCCGTGAACATCAAACACTTTGGTCTGAGTGAAAATAAGACTGTCCCATTGGTACGATGGGCCAAGCCTGTGGAGCAATCCCTGATGGACGACCGTTCTCCCGCTTCGGCGGCAGGACCTAAGAAGTCATGTTGTTGTGGTTCCACCCGACGGGTTCGGGAGGATAATCAGCAGCCACCATTGCGAAACCGCAAGACGAGTTCAAGCGGTCGAAACAGGAAAAGTGAAGGGCAAAGGTGCTCAAACGGAGCGCCCGACACCCCGATGCCTCAGTTTTTAAAGTCGAAACCAACTACAAGCCGCACAACCTCAGAGGCTTCCGGCTTATAGGTTGGAAGTGGCTCTAAAAATGAAGGTAGTAACAACCTGTTTGAAAATTACCCCCCGTTGGAAGTGGCTCTAAAAATGAAGGTAGTAACAACTAGTAGTCCTTGTCCGCCCGCTCATGCTCGCAGTGGTTCGATGCCCCGATAGTCTTGAAAGTGGAAGCCGAGCCTCCTTTCCAGTCGCGTGCCATAGTCTATTCATTCATAGCGTTAGCCTTCTCGCGATAATAATTACGCTCCTCAGTGATAGCATTCACGAGGTCGATCATTGCACGCAGTGCTTCTTGATAAGCCTTCTCCGTATTCCTGCGGAGTCTTTCTTCGTCTGTCATATTGCTTCGCCTTTTGCAGCGCGATTGTATCGCGCCATCGTCGTAAGTATTCGCAGCGGCCCATGCCGAGGATAACATAAGGCGGCAGGAGCCGCTGCGGTAATCACACAAAGTATAAGTTTCTCGTCACGGTTTTAGAGACCGTCGAGCCTTTGTGGGGATGGGATACAGGCCCGATAAGACCTGCGAAGCCCATCCCCGTTACTTTCGCGAGAAGGCAGGATTGTAATCTCTGATCTCGCCCGTCACCGCGTCTATAAACAGCACGTCGTCCACATCGCCGAAAGTCCACTGAGGGTTACAATCCTTCGGGCCGACAGGAAGGCGCAGAATGATAAAGTTGCAGTCCTTGGGGAGAATACCGTTATACTCTTTAAGTCTCATCAGCGCCTGCTCGGCAGAGAGCTTAATCGGCTGTTCGCTCATGTCGGCATCCTCAATCCACACATCGTTAATAGGGTATGGAATCTGCACACCGTACTTCACGTGCGAGTTGATGTACTGCACCATCGGCCCCTTCACGCTGTCCCAATAGAAAAACACATCGTTCACAGCCACCACATGCAGGTCGTCAATATTCTCAGCGGTCACCGTGTCATTCAGAATCACGCGGCTGTTGCGCCACTGATACTCCTTGCCGCCAGTCAGCGAAGCCATCGTCTGCCTGTGCAGCGCCTGGATATGGCCGACACCCGCCGTGAAGTCCTGCACGACGCCATCATAATCATGATACACCACCACGGGGTCATCAATCATAGCCGTCTCTCTCTTGCAGCCGTTACAGCTGCACACGAGGGCCATCACTGCCAACAGCAGCACCCCCATCAACTTTCCGAAAAAATCCTTTTTCATCGTCGTTAAAATTTTTGTTTGTTAATACTATGGGCTTCAAGCCCGGGTTATATCTTCCGTTTTGTTGGTGAATAAATTCGTATAATTCGTTTAATTCGTAGTCCCTTTATTCTTCACTCTTCACTTCTTCAGGAACCTCCCACCCCGTGTCCGGCACGAAGTCCTCCCGCTCTTTCAGATACATCACCCGCTGCCCGCCAAGCCAGTGCCATCGGAACCCATGCGCTATCAGTTCCTGTTCCGCCGCCGGCCACGGGTCGCCCCAGTCGATAGAGGCCCTGAGTCCCATCGCGTCGCGCAACTGGCTCACACTCATCACCTCCACGTCGAGTCCGAACTCCGGCATCGAGATCCACCTTTTGGCAAACTCCTCCACCGCCATCCGTACATTCTCCTTCAGTGCGTCGATGTCCGTCACCTTCAGCGGTGCCTTCTCTTCGTCAGGCATAGTCTATCCGTTTTGGTTCGTATCGTCATCATCTGTCGGTCTGACATCCTCCGGCTTCGGCCCGTTCGGTGTCGGCACGAAGTCGTCGGACATATACTCGTCCTCGTTGACACAGAGGTTCATCGGTTCCATGCGCTCGAACTGCAGTACCACGCCGAACCAGCCGTTCTCCAGTGGGCCGACCGAGTCAATCATCAGCCGCGACTGTTCCAGGTCTATCATCGCGAAGTCGCCCGTGATGTTCTCCGCCATCTCCTCCTGGTGCTTGTGCCAGAGCCAGGTGCAGAACTTCTTTGCATGATACAGCGCTTCCTCGTAGGCTACCGATGCGTCGTCGCCGTCCGCCATCTTGTCCGCCTTCACGATGAAGTAAATCGGGTAGTTGCGATAAGGCTTGGTGAACTCGCCCTCTATCTCCACCGCACTCTCCATCATGACGAACGGGTTGAACTTGTTCGAGATGCTTTTCGCCATATCCACCACCCCCGTCCGCGAGTCCGTCAGGTAGAACCGCCGGTTGCCGTTGTACGGATTGTCAAGCATTGGCTTGTATATCTGGCACCACCGCCTTACAATTCCTTGGAATGTCATAGTCTGTTCCTGTATTTATGTTTGTGTAGGAGATAGAGGACTCGAACCCCTGCCCTGAGAGCCAGAATCTCATGTGCTGCCATTACACCAATCTCCTGTCTTGTTATTCCTTCTTCACACCGTCCGCGTCCTTCCCGTGTTCGGCGGTATTTTCGCCGATGTCAATCCCGAAGTGCTTCGCCGCCTCCAGGATCTTCTCGTCCTCCAAAGCCTTCTCACGCGGCTCCAGCGTCAGGTACTCCTGCCAGTTCACGCGCCACTGCTCGATGCGCTTCTCCCTGTCCTTCCCCTCCTTACCGCGTCGCAGGTCGATGAGCCACTTCCGCAGGTCGCGGCGGCGCTTCTTCTGCTCGCTTGTCAGCTCCACCGGCTCCTGTTCTCCGCCTTCACCGTCAGCCGATGCGCCGTCCTCGTTCTGCGCCACGTTGCATTGCGGCGTGGAAACAAGATGCGCCATCCCCAGGTCATCAATCACCACGCGCCCGCTCTCCGCCACCTTCTCCCACTCGCGGTCCAGTTCGTCTCGTATCGCCCGTATCTTCTTGTCAATCTTCGTCGCCTGTTTCGCCCACTGCTCGCGGCTCTTCGCACTTGCATGGTCATCGTCCATCAGCAGCTGCATGTTATCTCGTGCCTCGCCCAGCTGCCGCATCAACTCACCATACTCAGCCGCCCGCTCCTGCGTCGCCTTCGGCAACAGATGAACGTACTGGTCGATATGCTTCGGACGTGCCGGCACCATCCCGCTTGATGGCTGATGGCTGATGGCTGAAAGGTTACGGATAGGCGCGACAGCGGGAATTGGTTGATATTCCTTCTTTGTCTGTTTCGCGGTGATGCCCTCGCCGCCCTGCCTCTTACTGCCAGGACTGGCTGTCGCTCCAACGGAAGAAGGGAGTGCCTGACCCGTAGCCTTTCCCCTCTGTCCCGTTGCAGCGTTATTCGTCATGGGCATCGGAGCCCCCGTCGCAGGATTCACCAGCAAGTTCAGTCCGTTGACCTGCCCCTTTGCGCTTTCCATCAAGACGCCCACCACCTGCCGCACCGCCCTGTACGCCGACTTCATATATATCTGCGACGGCAGCCACGTCTCGGCCACCGCCACCATTGCCGACAGCAGACTGATGCCCCGATCCATCGCCGCCACGTCCTCCTTCGCCCACCTGGTAGAGATAGTAATGAGGTTCTGACTCTTCGCCATCGGTCTGTCCGTGATAGCCAGCAGCCGCGTCCCGTCGGAGGCCAGCCACTCCCCCACCCTGCCGACGAACGCCTCGCGTTCCTCCGCCGTCATATCGTTGTACCCCTTCAGGTAATCGCGCACAAGTATCTTCCTGATCATATCGCCTTCGTTTTAAACTTCGTTTGAATTTGCTCACGCTCAGCCGTCGATGCAAGCATCACGGCCTTCGCTTAATCGCAAATTTGTCTTTTCGCACAAGATAGTATAGACACAATCCAAATGCAAGGGCAGGGTTAAGCGAGAGGAAAGCCATGCTCGCATGAGCTTTCCCGAGCGTGACTGCTCTCGGTAAAGCCAAGGGCAGTGCAAGGCGAGAGCAGAATCCACGAGCTTGCTCGATGGTTATGCCGAGCCGATGCCTGCACTCGGTAAAGCCAAGGGCAGGTAAAGATGGCTAATGTATGATGGATGATGCCTGATGTACGACATTGCTGCTGTACTTGTATCTGTTAATAATGTATAATTGTTTATCTGAACATTTGTATATTTGAACAATTATACATATCTTTGCATCGCTACAACGGAAATTATTCCTATTATATTCATATTTTAAAAGCTACACAACTATGGCAAAGAAAATCAAGACACACCAGCTGCGCCACGTCGTATGTGTGTCAAACAACAAAGGTGGAGCCGGCAAAACCTCCACGGTACTCAATCTCGCTGCAGCCATCACACTCCGCACGGAGGGTTACCGCGTACTTGTCATCGACTGCGATCCGCAGCGCAACCTCTCCTACTTCCTCGGATGGGACGACCGCCGCGAACTGGAAGGCTCCCCCACCCTCTACACCGCCTTATGCCAGGAACAACAGGGACTACCCGTTTATCGCGCAGACAACAGAGTGTTCTACACCCCCGCCTCCGTCAATCTCAATGGCATCGACGCCATCCTTTCCCTCCGCCCCAACCCCAGTAAGGCTCTGAAGGAAATCCTGCAGCGCCCCATCGACGACCGCACCGATGGTTCTGTGCTCAGCAATAGCATTGCTGAGAGTTTCGACTTCATCTTCATCGACACCCAGCCCGCCATGAGCCGCATGACCTACAATGCCCTCTACGCCTCCGACGGCTTCATCATCCCCACCGAGCTGGAGGAAGCCAGCGTCAAGGGTATGGCTAACATCGCCGTTGCCGCAGGAAAGGTAGGTGCCGACACGGGTCACCTCGACTGTCACGGCATCCTTATCACCAAGGTCGATGCAAAACTGCGCTCAGCCAAGATGTACGAGCCGCAGATACGCCAGTCGTTCAGCGAGACTTTCCAGACTGCCATCCGCCGCTCTAAGGACATCATCGAGAGCCAGGCCCTGCGCGAGGACGTTTTCACATCCTATGCCGGAGGACGTGCCGCCGAGGATTACATCGCCCTTGCCACGGAGTATCTGGAGAAGTTCGGTAAATAAACATCTGTTCAAACGTACATATATACAAACGTACAAACGAATAAAAGTATAATTAAACATTAAAACAATTACACTAATAAACAAACGAACATTCAAACAATTAAACAAATGTATATAAATACAAATAAATACATGAACAAATATACATATATTCAAGTAAACATATAAACAAATAAACATTTATACATTATGGCAAAGAAAGACAAGTTCGCACAGATGAAGCAGGGTGGGGGAGGCTCCACGTTTCAGGATATGGTAGCCCAGGCCAAGACGGTGGCTGCCATCGAGCAACAGGCCAGCATGGCAACAATACCAACATCAGAGCCCGCGTCGTCCCAACAGGCGCAGGAAAAACAGTCGTCAACAGCAGTGCAGCCTGCCGCCTCGGCGCAACCCGCGTCGCCCCAGCAGCCCGCCACGGTCAGTGAGCGACTGACGCATCTGCCAAACCCCTGGATCTCCATGCGCGAGTACAACCTCGCCAGCAACTACTGCAACACCTTCGACAATATGACCCGAATGGACTGGATGGAGCTCGCCATCATCGAGAAGCTGCACCGCGACGGCCTCCTGCCCGAAGAGGAGTTTCAGACCCGCCGTGCAGAAATCACTACCCGACCGCCACGCGGACTGCGCAAAAATACAAAAGTTCAAAAGAACAAATAAACAAATGAACATATAAACATTAAATCCTATGAAACAGACAACCTACATCGTCACCGCCATCGAGCACGACGAAATCGAGCCAGTCAAAAAACCTGAACAGGTAAAGGCAGAAACGCCGCAACAGTCGCAATCAGGTATGGTTACAGAAAGACCTATCGGTGCTCTCTGCTTTCTGCCTAAAAGCATCCACCGATTAGCAAAGAATTATGCACGAGACCGTGACACAACGGCCAAGCGATTCTTTCTCGAAACGATGCTCCTTGGGTTGAAACAACAGGGAATCATCAACGACGAACAATACAAGGAAGCGCTTCGCCTCCCTGACGAATACGGATGGAAGGGAAGAAATAGGGACAGTTCCAAATAGGACAAACCTCCAGCCTATCCTTCAAACTTTGGGCACGCCCGTTGCGATTGCAGCACACAAAACTCTTCTTCCGGACACCGCCCCAGCGTCGGCTTACGATCCTTCACTGTCAGCGTGCTAAACTTCGTGACGGGCGTGCATCGTGCGCACTCACCGCACACGTGTTTCTCATACTCCTTATCCTTGCCGCTGTTCTGAGCGGCGGTCGTTGTTCTGTAGTTCTTTGCCATGCCCGCAATATAGTGCTGCGGGCTGGCAGATGCAAGGCGCAGATCGGAGTAGGGGGGCGAAGGTTATAAATCTGTCCGAGTTACGTGCGGGCGTATGATACGCGCCAAACGCCGCCGCGTTATAAAGATGTCCGAGTTTTGACACTCCTCTTTCTTCTTAAATTCTTAAACTATAAATTTGTCTGAGTTTAATATGTACAGTTTTAGTGGAGTATAAGGAAATAAAGAGTAAGCGGTTGTGTAACTATCTGATAGCAAATATATTACGCTGTCAAACTCGGACATTTTTATAGTATTACCAGGACACATTCATAGGGTGTTACGGACAGATTTACAGCCACTTACGGACACATTCACAGGCGTTCTCAGACGGATTCATAGGCGGTTGCGTGGTCTTGTCCCGGACGGATTCATTGGTTTCTGCGGGTTTCACGGACGGATAAACAGGTTTTTCTCGGACGGATTCATAGGTTCGCCGAACGTTTTCGGACGGATTTATAGTTTTGTGGGTCGCAATTCGGACGGATTTATAGCTGTTCACGGACATCTTTATAGTTTTCCTGCCAATCGGGACAAAATAGGAATAGCCCTAAATCTCGGACGTTTATATAGTTTTACTCGGACAAATTTATAACTCCGCAAAATTCGGACAGATTCATAGTTTTAAAACTTTTTTCGTAACTACCTGAAAATAAATGCAAAAATGTTTGGTAGTTTGCGGACATTTTTATAACTTTGCCGACGGATTGCAAAAGGTAACGCTACAACTACCTGAGCATCCGACTCATTTAAAGCTACACAACTATGGCAAGAAAATCAAAGAAAGCCGAACAGCGCATGCAGGAACTTATCAGCAATGTGCCTGTTGATCAGCGCCGCATGATTACGCAGCCCATCACCTTTGCCTATCTCAACGGTGACATGTCGGTGATGCACGCCAGAATCCAGACTACCATCATGGACAAATTACAGGAGCGCATCGCCAAGGCCATCAAGAAACAACATGAGAGCGGGTATGCGGGCAGCCTGTTCACCGACGATGACTTCCGCCCCTTAAAAGGCGTGTCGGGCAATTACCTCACCTTTTCAGTCAAGTACTCGGAACTTGGTGTCGATCCCGCCAACTACCGCTACGTCAGCGAGGCTGCCCGCGCTATGATGGGCACACTCGTCTATGAGAAAGAGGAGGACGGCTATGTGCGCAGCATCACCGTGTTCCCGGTCGTCGACGTGCCCGACGAGACCAAGAAGGAGCGCCGCACCGACATCAAGCTGCACATGACCGAGAGCACCGCCAAGGATCTCTTCACGTTCACCCGTTACCAGAAGTATCTGAAGGATGCCGTGTTCTGCTTCTCGTCGGGCTATGCGGGGCGCATCTACCTGCTTATCAATGCCAACAAGTTCGCAGGCACCTGGACCATCGAGTATGAGAAGCTGCGCAAGATACTGCTCACCACCAAGGACGAGAAGACGGGCAAGTATGTGGCCGACAAGTACAAGGACATCAACGATTTCAAGAAGCGCGTGCTGGAGCCCGCCAAGAGAGAGATAGCCGAAGCCGCCGACCACATCGACTGCACCTTCGACTACGAGTTCCGCTATCCAGCAGGCAAGAAGCGCGGCAAGCCCGAGGCTATCATCTTCCATATCAGTCTCACTGATACGGGCCGTAACATGAAGCAGCAGGACGCCGAAGCCCGAGAGGCCATCGTCCAGCGTGCGGCTGTGACTGGGTCCGGACTGAGTCCGGCGCGTAGGGCCGAGCGCATTGTGGCTACATCCGAGGAAGTAACCCCCGAACCAACCGACATGCAAATGTTCTAAAACCGAAACGCAATGGAAAACTATCAAGAGCGCTGGGCGAAATGCCTGCAGATGATCCGCGAATGGCTGCCCAAGGATGTGAAGGTCATCCCGCAGGACGATGCGGAGTGGGTGTATCAGACGTGGTTCGCGCCCATCACCTTCGAGTCGTTCGACCCCACCACGGGGGAACTTGTGCTGCGCGTGCCCGACCATCACGTCTGTGAATACATCGAGCACTACCGTATGCCGCTCTGGTCGTGGGTGCTGAAGCAGGCCTTCAGTCCGAACGTCCGGCTGGGCTACCGCATCCAGCAGCCGTCTCCCGACCATCCGGAGGGCTATATCTCCGACGTGTCGCCTGAGCGTCCACGGTTCTCCATACCCGATGCCCGGCAACAACTGGAGAGTGACATGCGCCGCGTCGTCGGCGACGGCTTCCGGTGGATGCCCGCCTACGACAAAGTGGCGGCGTGGCTGACCGACAACGAGGGTAGGGGACTGTTGTGTCTGGGAACGCCCGGCATGGGCAAGTCAACCATCTGCTGCGACGTGCTGCCGCCCATCCTCGGCGGTCCTGACTGGCGACGGAAAATACCCGTCGTACAGGCTGGAGAACTGCGAAGCCGTCTCGACGAACTGAAGCGTGCCCGCTGTGTGGTCATCGACGATCTGGGCAAGGACGACCGCAAGCACTACGGCAACCAGGACAACTCCTTCTACGAGCTCTGCGAGGCGTCGGTGCATGGAGGCCCGCTGCTCATCATCACCACCAACCTCTCCACCACCACCATCGCGCCACAGTTCCCGACGGCCGTCCTCTATCCCGATAGCATACAGCACCGCTACGGCGACGATGTGCTCAGCCGACTGGCAGCCTGCACCACTGTAGCCCGCTTCGAGGGAGCAAACTTCTGGAAGTCCAAAAACTAATCCTTGATCCGCTTCGCCCTCCGTTGCCACTCGCGGCGCATCGCATCGACGTAGAGGTCGCTCGTGCCCATGTCGCGGCAGAACGCCTCTATCATATCCACGGCGGCATACTTCTCGCCGTCCATCCTCCTGGCATACTCACGGTCGTACTCCGCCACGCCGCGCCAGAACGCCTCGCGCAGCACCTTCAACAGTGCCGCCGACTGCTGCCGTCCGAAGCACGTGTCGCTGGTCCACGGGCGCAGCACGCCGTTCTTCGTCAGACACGTCCTCGGACACTCTATCGGTACGAACAGCGCCAGTTCCTCGCGCCCCATGCCGTAGTGCCGCTGCACCGTCTTCGGGTCGAGCGCCAGTCCTGCGTCGATGCAGCCGTAGCGCGTCGCCGACAGCGAGTTCTCCTGCACGTCGGGCTCTTCCGTCTCGTCGTCGCCCGTCACGTCATTGCACGTCTCCATGCGGAGCACGTCGCGCGCACCGTCCAGATGTTGCAAACAAACCACCTTCTTTCCCCCAATTCTCGTCCCGCCTACGAGTTCCTTTTGCAGCCAGCCGTGCATGTAGTCCGTCACCTTCAGCCACGCCACGACCGGCATCTTGTAACCCTTCTCAGACATCGTATGTAGTAATAACGGCTGCGAAGTTACGAAAAATTTCTGAGACTACGACTACGAATTGCACGAATTTTACGAATTATTTTTTTTCCCCGTAGGCATTCCCCGTCCCTTTGAGGGGAGGGGGTGGGGCGGGGTCTACCTCTCAAAGTAAGAATAGTTTACATCGAAATTTATCTGAAATTTTACGTTTTTCCTTGGAAATACCCGTTTCTGATAACAGTTTTGCAAATTTCTGATAACGCTGATGTTCAGCAAGTTAGGTGCGATTTACCCCGATTTTGCCCGAAAAAGTTATCAGAAGCCCTGATAACTGCAACACCGCTGACACTCAAATAGTTACCCGCTTTTAGGGGTATTTCCCAGAAATCGCCCTTTTTCGCTGAGACCACTTTTAAAATATATTCTATTTCTATCAGAAATTCTGTACATATCTCATCACGACCGCGCGGAAACTCCCTGATACCCACTATATATAAATAGAAATAGGACAATTAGAATAAAACGCTAATAATCAGATAGTTATACTATATATATAGGGAAATAAATTTTTATTTTTCAAATCACTTTTTTATAAAAAACCGCAAAATAACAGCGCAAAACAATATATAAATAACTGATATTCAACACTTTAGCGCGTTCCATCGGCGCAAAATAAGCGCAAATAACCTGGGAAATCAGCGCAAAATCTTTTCCGGCGCGCGCCTTTTCTGTTCAGATAACTCGCTGAACGCTTGCGCATTACGCAAGAAATGACTACCTTTGCAGCGCAAAATCAGGCTCTGATAACTCTCAGGCCCGATGCGCAAGCAATACTGCGATCACAGCGGCGGAGTTTTCCCGTCACCATAAAACGCGGGGCCCCGCCCACCACCAACGCCCTGCGTCTCCGCCGCTTTCTTCTTTGACCACATTTAGGTATTTGATGTTATAACAATCGCCGCCGCGATGGCGCCACCCACAAAGATTTGTTTTAGTAGATTAGTAGTTTGTTTTCGCCGGGTCACTCCGGCAACCCATCGGGAGGTTCACGTGTAGCTCCTCTCGTTCCGGCAGCCGCTCCGTTGTAGCATTCTGGGCGGCTGCCCTTGGCTTGCGCCGAGTGCTATCCTCGCCATTCCCGACGTTCCGTCGCCTACCCGTAGCCTTTCGGCATAACCATCGAGCAAGCTCGTGGATTCTGCGCTCGGCTCGCACTGCCCTTGTTTTAAATGCTTCCAACGGATATTTTGCCGAAAACATTCAGCGAAATGAACATCCATTACAACCTCATTCTGGCGATTGTAGTCGGAATCCTGCTCGGCTCCTGCGCCACTCCGAAGGCCGTGGAGCGCACGGAGCACCACCGCGCCGAGGCCGACACGATGGCCATCCAGGCTGCCGTCGATGCCCACATGTCATCATGGCACGAACGCATCGACTCCATCTTCCGCGAGCGTATCAGCCAGTACAGTGAGCAGCAGTCGTCGCACTCTGAGGAGCGCGAGACGATCCAGGAGACCATCACCACCACCACCGACTCGCTGGGCCGCGCCGTCCGACAGGAGCAGCGCACCATCAGCCGTGATATCCAGCGCGAGCAGCAGCAGGCCGTTCAGCGTCTGGAGCGCGAGATGGAGAACCGGCTGCAGACCGCCCTCGACCGTCAGGACAGCATCTGGCAACAGCGTCTCGATATCGCCCTGAGCCATAGTGAGCAGTCCGACTCCACTCACAACACCGTCACCCCCGTCGCCCAGGACAGCCGCCCATGGTACCGCCGCTGGGCCGACCGCCTGCAGTGGCTCGCCGTAGGCATCATCCTCGCCGCCGCCGCCTGGATCACCCGCCGCTGGTGGCGCAGGATAGCAAATCGTTAAATAGTAAATTACCTCGATGAGCTTCATTATATCCCACACGCCAACGCGCGCCTACAACCGTCTGCCTCCCGACCGCAGCGTCGTCAATACCTTCGACGAACTGATGGCTCTGCAGGACGAACTGGAGTGCGACCTCTACATCACCCTGCCCGACGAGTACAATCAGCGACGGGTGTATCTGTATGACCCATAAACTTAAATTTGTCCAGTACATTTAGCAATGATTAACGATAGTCATCTGAAGACGTTAGCCCTCTCTGAACTGCGCCGCGTGGCCGAGCGCACAAGGCTGGTGGCCCGCCGCCTGCCCGACAGCAAGGGTGGTTACAAGGTGGAGCAGGTCGTGGAGCGCGTACCGTTCAGAGTATGGTATATCGCCGCCTCCAATGGCGACGTGATCCGTGGTGAGGAATGCGTCACCATCTCCGTCGATGTCGCCGCCGGTACCCGCCTCGTGCAGTTCACCGCCAGCGGCCAGACCCGCCGCCTGAGAGACTGCTGCATCCTGCGGGTAGACGACTTCCGGCTGACGGTGTGAGACGATGGCTGATGACTGAACGGCATCCATCAAAATGTCGCACACATTTACAGTAGTTTAACTTTGCGGTTTCTTCGGCATTCCCTCATCCTCAGGTGGCTCTTTGCCATATTTCAGCCGGTATGACTCTGGATTGTGGCGGTGGTAATGGCCGCGAGTCCTATGGCCTCTTCTGATATTTGCCGCAATATTCGACGGAAGCATACCGTAAGCAATTCCGGCATCCTTGATGGACTTGAAGCTGCCGATGACACTACCGTCGTCGTCCAATATTTCGATAGGCATATTCGACATGCCGCGATAACTTAATCCTGCCTTTGATAGTATATGTATAACAGTATTGTATGAACATTCTACATGGTTTGGAATCTCCTTTGGCATCATTCCCTGCTTTGCCAGCTCCACCACTTGCGGTTGAAGATTATTCCTCCTGTAACCGCCAATGCCACCTGTTGTAGCCACGTTCAGTATCGTCCATCCCTCTTGCTTGTAACGTTCCAGCCACTCGCCCTCCATGCGCTGCGCCTCCTTTACTGGCAGAAATCCTGTAAGAGGCTTGAATACAGGCTCTATCCCCGTAGCATTGATGTGTTTTAACACAGCAGAATTACAGTCTTTCATGTGCTGTTTTTCCCGTTGGTCTGCGTTGCAGGTAAGCCCAACGTATGCCGAGCGGTCATTAAACTCGAATGCGTAAATCATCCTCCTTATCATGTTTCCCCTCGGCTCCATGTGTCCCAGTGCCTCGTCTATAAAAGCCTTGCCGCGAGTGGTGATAGCGTACAGTATTCTTGGTTCGTGATCCATCAACTCGCCTCTGTCATTATAATGGGATGCCCTCTCTATCAGGTAGTCTTTGTCGTAAGCCTTTGGTCTGGTGGGTGGGTAGAGCGTCTTCAATATGCCCAGTCTCTTCATGGCCTTAAAGTATGCCGTATGGTGTATCCTCAACTGGTCTGCGTCCATGACAGGGTGTTCCCGCTTGAACTGTTCGCAGTCCTCGCGCGTCAGTTTATCAGGGCGGTTCAATCGGTCTGGATAAAGCTCGTCGATTATTCCCAGGCGCTGCATGGCGGTGTGATATCTATAGTGATGAAATCTCAAGTCTTCCCTCTTCATATCCGGGTGCTCCTGCTTGAATTGCTCACAGTCCTCGCGTGTCAGGTCGAAACTTCTTTTCTTCTCGTATGGGTACAATTCGTCGAAGATGCCGAGTCGTTTCATTGCTCGCACATATCCTTTCTTCTGATGGATGTTCGCCCTGGTAATCTCGGGGTGTTCCCGCTTAAATTGCTCGCAGTCTTCGCGGGTCAGGTTTTTGTGAGTTTTTCTTTTCATATCACTGAGTTTTGACAACTATAACAAGAACGACCGCACTACGCGTTGTCAAGTCCTCAGTGCTGACTCCGGGGTGTTTCCACTACCCGACGCGGTTACGGTCGATGTATTTAACCGACAATAGTATGGGCACAAAAAATGCCGCTGTTGATGCGGCCTGTTCGTCCGCACTGAGATTTGACAATGCAAAGATAGTAATTATTTTCCGACAATGCTAATTTGTCACACGCATTTACGATAAATTAACAGAAAGATGTGTGATGCCTGAAAGGCTACGGGTAGGCGCGACAGCGGGAATTGGCTGACGGTGGAAGTCCTTTGGAACGACTTTGCCCTTGTGCAGTCTGCGCCCGCACATTATATTATCCCCGTGAATGGCAGTCTTACCGAAGGCCGCCGTTCATCGTCACCTGAGAGTGACAATCATTGTTCGGTAACTTACAAAAACAGCGATTATGGCACACAACGTTCGTATTAAGTATTATGCCCGCGAGAATACCAAGATGTTCCCGCACTCGTTCTATGCCCAGAGCCTGCCCAACGGCACCTACGGCTTCCAGCAGATCTGCCAGCAGGCCAGCAAGAACACCAGCATCGAGGCTCACACCATCCGCGCCGCCGTCGAGGAGTACATGAAGGTGGCAATGGAGAAACTGCTGGAGGGCTTCCGCGTGGAGGTGGGCGACCAGTTCCTCACCCTCGGCCCGGCCCTCAACGCCCGCGTGAAGGACGAACTCAACGACGACAACACCGTGAAGCGTGCTGTCACCGCCGACGACCTGAAGGCCACCGGTGCCAAGAGCCGCATCACCTGCGTGGTAAACGCAGAGTTCACCCACGAGTTCAACCGCAGCGTCCGTTGGCAGAAGACCGACCGCAAGGGTGATCCTCTGGAGCCCGAGGAAGACGATGCCACCCAGGATTCCACCGATGACACCACCGACCCGACCACCGACCCGACCAACCCTGACGACACCGGCAACCCCATCGACACCGGCGAATAAGCGATGAGTCCAGGAAAATACAAAGGCATACTCGTAGCCGCCGTGGTGAAGCGCTCGGGCATCTGCCGCGCCACCGTGGAGCAGGTCTTGTCGGCCACGTTCGACGAGATCCGCTACCAGATGGCCGAGGGTGCGGGCTGCGTACCAATCGAGTCGTTCGGTACGTTCTACACTATGGATATACCTGAGCGCGAGCACCTCTATACCTATAAGGGTAAGAGCGAGCTGAAACATCTGCCGCCCACCAAGCGTTTGAAGTTCAAGCCCACGAAGTCGTTTAAGCGCGAGGTCATCGACGACCAGCGCTTCGACCCCTCGCGCCGCTCCTTCGAGCGCCATCCCGACGACCCGCCCATCAAGGCCCGCATGGCCCTGAAGTACCAGGGTGGCAAGCATCAGCCCCCGGCGAAGAGCAAGACCGTATTCGTGAAGACTAAAGAGTGAAAGATATCGACCAGTAGTTGTCATAGCCGCGTGCCATTGGCGACGGCCTGCCCTTCGAGCAAGGGCGGGCTTTTTTTATTTGTCCCACACTTTTAACAATCTTTATTTTAATAATGTTCGCACCTCCCTGCGCCCTCGCGTGCGAGGCAAAAATTTTTTCGGGCCGATGCGAAAAATAATCGGCGAAAAATTTGGAGGTTTCAGAAATTTACCCTATCTTTGCCAACGCTAACAAGATGATAGTAACTTCTATCCGTCGGGGTGCGCGTCAGACGCTCAGCAGAAATGCCGGGCATTTTTTATGCCCAGTATGCAACCGATAAATACGGCTGCCTTCTCGTAAGATTAAAACGGCTCCTTCGGAGAAGTCATCATCTTGTTAGCAACGGGAAGTGCAGCCGTTTCTCTGTCTCCGCGCCAGTGCGGATCGCTGGCATGCTAACAAGATGATGCAATATGAAAAGAATCAAAACCCCGCAGTCGCAGGGACGCGACTACAAGCAGATGCTGAAGGACTATTTCGGCAAGTTCCTCTATGGCCTTCAGGTGGAGCAAGACGGAGGCCGCGTGCTGGTGCAAATCGTCTATTACGACTTCAAGCACATCAGCACCGTGCGCCGCGAACTGGCACAGATGATGCCGGAGG